TGTGTAGCCAAATTGATTTGCCATGTTCAAATATCAATTGATCAATGGGTAGATTATCTCTAATCCATTCTGCTCTAATCATGTATTCATTTGAAGTAATACCTGGCCACTGTAGATCCACAGCCATGCCCTTGTTGTGCTGACTCTTCACTGAAGTTTTGCCTGGAGGGTTTTTTCTAAAGCCTGAATTGATATTAAATCCAGGGTATGTTGCTCTTAATGGTTCAAGTATGTTTTCACACACTGCCTGTAGATTACAGATAATTTCATCTGCAAGTAAATCATTTTGACCCACAATGCTGTGTGGAAACGTAGCCTTGATAGAAAGTTCTTTGAGTGTGAAGTTTGTGCTTAACTGTGCATTGTAGTCTATAGCAGGTGCAATCACAAAGTTACCACAGGTTGTAGGCTCACCTTCATCAAATATAGGTGCTGTTTCATCGGGTGGTGTTGAATCATCTCCTGTTGCTGGAGGCAGTGTTTCTTTAACACCAAAGTCGATCACAGGCGAGTCTGGATCATCATTGGGTGCATTAACACCCGCACCAAATATAAGTGGGCCTGCCGCTTCAAGTGTCCATGTGTTGGAAGGAATTTTAACTACTTCTTTAACAAATGTTCTTGTTGATTCTACAAACGTCTGTAGTGGAATTACCACACCCGGTGTACCATCAGCAAACACATCGGGTGAACCTTCTGCTACTTTGGAGCCACAAGCAACTGCATCACCAATGCGTCCTACACTTAAATTGTTTACGTACACAGTAAGATCGCCTTCTGCAAGATTTGAGTCGTGACAGGCAGGACCACAACAGTGTGTAGGCCAATGGTCTGTTACTCTGTGTACAGGAATGTTGTTTACAAACACGTTAGGTGATGCTTGATCATTTCCACGTGCAGGCCAACAACCGTGTCCTGTTCCTTGATCCGCAAGTCGTGTTACTGCTGGCATTTTCGCTCCTATTCTCTATATGTATTTATTGGATAAATATTAGCATGAGAGCAGTAGATTTAATCAGAGGAATACTTGATCTAATTGATCGTGACACACCTAAAGTAAGTGTTACCACAATTACATCAGAACCCCAAGGCAGTGAAGAAGATCGCAGAATGAATCAGATTAGTGATCTTGTAACCGATCCATTCACAGCACCTGAACTTGCAAACGCACCAGACGTAAAAGTTGCTGACATAGAAGCAGTTACAACAGACGCAGGTGGCGGTATGCATGAACCTAAGGAACCAGAAGACATCAGAGGCGAACACGGTAGCCTATTTAGAGATTATCTTGCTCGTGCTCAACGAGGAGAGTAACATGGCCGCAAACGGTATATCAACACTTGCAAATAAAAAACTAAGACAAGAAGCAAAACTCACACTTGCAGGACAAGACAGAGCGGCTCGCAATGTGGTAGAGCCAGGACGTTATGCTGATGTAACAGCAGACATCACACAGTTACCTACCAAGTACGAAGCAGACAATTCAGTAACTGACAATCCTAATGTTGGAGGCTTGCTTCCAGGTAGACCTTGGGCGTAAGTTAAATGGCTGGTAACGACAAGCACATCAATTGGGAAGCCGCAGTAGCACTTGGTAAAACAGGTGGTAATGAAGCGTGGAACATCTTTGGATACAACACTGCCGCAACTACTACACTTCAAGCCCTATGGTATAGAGCCATACCTTATGTGTTTCCACCAGCCGCACAGATCATGCAGGTCAAGAGCGATAATGCCGCTGACACTATGAACTTATTGATTTCAGGACTTGATGCAAACTATGACAGGATACAAGAAGTTGTCACACTCAACGGCACAAGCATTGTTTCAACTACAAAAGAATATCTAAGACTAAACCTTGCTATCATATTGTCAGGATCCAACGCAGGCACCATTGACATAGGCGATGACTTGGGTGGCACACCTACCTACTACAAAGGCATACGTCCAACAGATGGCCGTTGTCAGGACAGTTTCTCAACCATACCCAGAGGCTATCAGTTTATGTTGTATCGTATTGACGCTTTCTCAGCAGACGGTAACAACGCCAAGCCGGGTATATTCAAAAACCGTGTGAGCAACGAGTCGGGCAGGATCTTAAACGTAGCACGAACAACATTTTTTAACAATATGAATATCCAAAGACGCATACCATTTGTGTATGCTGAAAAGACTGACATCCAAATGCAATGTGCAACAGCATCAGGCACAAACGAAATGGGGTGTTTTGCTGAAGGCATTCTACACGAAATGGATGGCCAAGATCATCTCAATGATCTTGAACAATAATATTACCAATACGCATACCACATATGCTAAATACGTATACGTTCAGCCAATAGGCCGGAAGTAGCATAATGCGAAGGAACGCACCTAACTTTTAACAGAGGAGGGTGACATGAACCGATTCGATCATCTGCACAAGCAGTATCGTGAAGCCAAGATGCGTGAGCGTAAGCGTAACATACTAAATCACGCACGGCACGAAGTTGATATCAACGGAAACGGTACAAGTGGTTATGTGGTAAAGCACGGCGTAAACAAAGACCGTATCTTAGCACATCGCAGTCCTAAGTCTACTAACAATTGGTAACTTAATGAGTAAACTCCAACCAAGTGGTGATAGCATATTTGTCACCACTTAGTGGAGGATTGCCTCTATGGGTATGTGTATAACCCGCAGGGCAAAACATAATACTACCTTGTCTTGCTGGAATTCTTTTTGATTGATACAAGAACTCTGTTTCTCCACCTTCTTCAACAGTATTCAAATAAGCCATAGCGAGTATAGCACGTTGACCTGTGTCTCTACTTGCGTGTTCACAATGCCATATATGATATCCTTCACTTGGCCGTGTATGCTGTATTTTGATTGAGTGTGATATTTGGATTGGATTTACGTTTTCAAATATACCAAATTCTGATATGTAATCATTTACACAATCTTGCATAGCATGATAATATGGTTGTAGTAGTTTATTCATACTAAGAGCAAACGTACCTGTTTCACCTTCGTCATACAGCATCGAACCGTCCTTATTCATTTTAGGAGCAGATTCGTTTGCTGTTTGTCTTGTAAGGATACGTGTACCTTCTTGCTGATGATAGTAATCGATTACTTCTTGGCAATATTCTGGTGATAATACATTGTCCCAAACTCTAATAAAGTCTTGCATATGCATATTTAAACTACGCACTTAATAGGCGTCTTAAAAGCGGTTAAAACGCCGTTAGTCGTGTAAAAAGACCTTTCGCTATACAATATACCATATTTCACTTAAAGAGGCAAATAAGAGCCATTTAGGGGTGAAAATCGTGCATTTAAGGTGTCTGTCGCAGAGGTGGTTTTTGTACCAAGAGTTTACTGTAAATGCCAAACAGAATTTACACTAACTCTCATAGGCCAGTCTTTAGGACTAATTCCTGCGTGTGGTATGTGGCTTGGAAATATAATTGCTCTATTGCATTTATACTCTACAACCTGTGATGGTTTTTCCAAATCTACTTGAGATTCCCAAAAGCGTAAATCACCATCACTATCGAACGGATACCAAACTACACTCATTGTATTTTTTACATCGTCCAATTTCATATCACAATCTCTGTGTGGAAACTGTTTACTTGCTGGTGTAGTTCCGTTTAGTCTAAGAACTTCTAACGACTTAGGTCCATTGGGTAGTAGTTCAAGGGCAAAGCAACTTGCCATAACATTGCTTAAACCTTTTAGTGGATCGTCTGCTTCTGGATAATTTTTGTGCCAAAGTACACAGTTGTAATAGTTTTCAAACTCTCCTTCGTATGCACTTTCAACACGACCATATTCCCATTGTTTTAGATTACTAATGCCCTGTTGGATAGTTGTTAATAACCAATTAGGAAATACATCGTCGACGACTTTAATATCATTCATTTCCTAAATTTCCTAAGAACTCTCTTAGTTTTGTACTGTCTGTATCTGCACGAACTTTTCTAACTGGTGCTCCTTGCTCAGGATCTATTTGTGTAGGTTCTGCTTCTTCTGTTGTCGTTGTTCTTTTTAACGAACTCATAATGCCACCTGATGGTGCCGAAGCGTAATTGTCATCATCATCTTCTGCAAGATCTCTAATACGTAAACTGTCAATATCAAATTCTAAATCAATCTTACTACCAACACCACTTGATGAACGTGTTTTCATTAACTGTATTTGATAGCGTCCACGTTCACGCATTGCTCTACTTGTAAAGATACCAATAACATTATCTGCTGTTTGTATCTTAGATAGTCCGCCTGATATATGACTGTGATCAAATTCAATTTCTTCAACTGAACTTCTGTTTAACTGTGATGCTGTTACAAAAACTGTGCCGCTTTCCATTGCAAGATTACGTAGTTCTTCAGATACAAATTTATCTTTAATAAACAAATCACTTGGTGATACTTTACGACTCATTGGCATCATCAAGTCTAAGTAGTCAATTAACAGTACATCAACTTTTCTGCCTGTTTTAATTTCATATTCTTTTACATAACTTCGAATGTCGTTTGCATTCTTACCACTTGGCATATATTTGATCTGGAATGCTCCAGACTTTTTACCCATTAGTTTAACTTTCATTTCAACACCATCAAGATCTTTGAATATCTCTTTAGTTGGAATATCAGTCATCATACTATCAATACGCATTGCCACAAGTGCTTCACTTAATTCAAATGTTAGATAGACAACATTCATTCCTTCTATTGCCCAGTTAACACCTAAGTTTGCAAGGAACAACGATTTACCTGCACCCGAACCACCTGCAAAAATATTAAGTTCGCCTCTGTTAAATCCACCAAACAGTTTCTTATCAAGTGTTTTCCAACCTGTGCTTACTTGTCCATTGTTATCTTTGAGTCCCATAAGTCTGCCTTTAGGATCTTCAAAATAGTTAA